TCTTTTGTATACTCAGGATGTAAAGATTGGCTTTCTTGATGCATCTTTTTTATAAGTTTATCGTGCTGTACATTTGCATTGATAATTTTATTTTCTGCAATATCATGAGATTCTCGAAGGACTTTATATAAATCTGAATACTGTTTCTCTTCACCTAATTGGTGGGCGATATTGATTGGGCGGGAATAATTAAAAAAAGACTCTGCCTTTTGATAGTCAAATCCTTTATCTTTTAAATACTGCATAAAACGATCTTTACTATCTACTTTATATTTTAATTCATAATTACCACTATCTTGTATAATTTTATCTTTTTCTCGTTGTGCAGCTTCAATATTAGCCTCTAACTGTGCTAACTCATCTGCATACTTACGTTGTATCTGTGGATTTGTGTGGCCTGAACCCCTTTTTGTATAAGGTAACGTCAAAACAGACTCGGAATAGTTTTCTCCACCAGGAGCAGTATATTGCTCCCATTTAGGTGCCATCGCAGCACCTTGTTTTTTCCATGTTACGCCTGTTTGTGGAAAGTTTCTCTCGAACTTTTCAGCTATCTCCTCACGAGTAACCTTCTGAGCAGGATCATATGCTTCAGGATGAAGGCCAGCCCACTTCAGTTCTTCTTTCTTAACATTGCCCTTTTGAAGAAGGGCTTGCATTTCTTGCCATGTGCGAGGTTCTGCTGGCAATTGCGTCATAGCAACTTCATGGCCATGGCTGTAAAAGCCAGCAGGGTTGATCAATCGCTCATAAGGAGGCTTGTTGTGACCAATCTCAGCCAAAGCCTCTTTGACAGGACGCGATGCGCCAGAAGCCAAAGCGCCAGCAGGACGGGTGCCTCCGAAAGAACCTGTTGTTGCGAGACCTGCTAAGTCAAGTGCGCGTTTGATTCCTTCTTCAGACTCAGGATCGACCTTGCCAGTTATGACATCACCAGGGAGTGTTGCTCCTTTGTAGGCACTCTCCATTAAACCTTTGCCGAATTCTTTAACTGTCTCTGGCATTTCAATAAGAGACTTCATAACTCGCTGAGGTGCAATGTCAGGAGAAACTAGCGACCGGATGCCGTAGTCCAAAAAGCCTTTAAACGGTTCATAAGTTTGCGGCTCTTCCACTTCAGCCTTCGGCTCTGGCGCAGGAGGTATGAACGCAGCACTTTCGCCAAATGCTCCATTATTAATTTCGCCAGCGGTCTGGATCGCTTGCGCTTCGTCATCGGGCATGAACTCCACGCTACCACGCAACTGATAACCTGTGCGACCTCCTCTTTCATAACGGCGCACAATGCTTAAAGGCTCATCTGAATAAGATACATAACCACGCGTTGATGTATTTGGGTCGTAATATTTTGTTCCATGTAAACCAGCTTCTCGCCACGCATTCAAAGCGCCCAACGATCTTGGGACAGCAACATCTCCTCGAGGAGAACCTCCATATTCATTCGCAGGTTTTTCAAAAGTATAATTCTCATAACCAAGTTTATTCTTTAATACATCTTTAACAAACTCAGGTTGCTCATACAAATATTTATTGTAATCAACCATCCTTTCAGGATCTAAGGCTGCTTCAACCTCATACATATGCCCAGATGATGCAGGAACACCTTTATCACTTGTAATTAAGTTTCTCCATGTCTGAGCTGTAGGCTCATCCGCGCCAAGATATAATCCTGATCCGTAAGTGTCCCGGCCAAAACCTGTGCCAATTTTATTGATATCAAATTTATCGAATTGATGTGGAGAATAGTGGTAAGCTCTCATACCAGCGTTCAGTGCATTAGCCTCTGCAGGAGCAGCCGCAGCGCCAGTCGTCGCCAGACCAGCCAACTCAACTGTGCGTTTAATTCCTTCATCAGAAGATGGATCGACTTTTCCTGTCACAACGTCGCCAGGAAGAGTAAAAGCTCTTTTTACAGCACCCAAAACTCCTTCGTTAGGATCAAAATGAATTCCACTTTCGTTTTCTTTGAAAGGCAGAACATTAAAAGGTGCATATTCTTTTTTTGCTGGACCACCGTCAGCGAAGCCTGTTCCAGGTCTGCCCTTGTTAGCCAAAGGTGCAATCGCAAATGCATAATTAATCGCGCGACGCATGAACATGTTAGGATCGTCGCTGTTCAATGCATCAACCAAAGCGCCGCCAAATGCTTTCTTCTTGCGCTCATTGATGACAGGGATCTTGTCAATCCCAAGTTCTTTTGCAGCTGTAGCTCTGTGACGTCCATCTTCATGATGATGCTTCAACAGCTTGACAGGACTCAATGGATCGCCAGCTTTGATCTGTTTCTTAAAGCTGTTAATTACCTTACGGTCGCCTTCGCCGATGTTCAGCTTGTTGGCCTTCTTCAAATATTTTTTAGGTGACATCTCTTTGACGTCATCCTTTTTACTCTCAGAAGTATAGACTGTAGGATATTTGATCTTGGCCATTACTGGTTCTCAATCGGTGGCTCGTTAGACTCAAGGCGCTTCATCAAATCTTTCGTCAAGACCTTGTTGATGAGCTTTTCTGCCTCAGGATTGCGAGCAATATCAGAAGCCAATTTGACTGCTGCCAAACGCTCCTTAGACTCGCGGTCGCGCTGACGGTTCGCAGCTTCAAACTGATCGTCGCGAGCTTTGACCATTGCTTCATGCATTTTGGTTTCAGTATTTGCGCGTTCGCTCTGAGCCTTCATCATGGCCTCGCGCATCTTAGACTGAATTTCCATTTCCTTGATCTGTGCATCCATCTGGCGCTGCCGAACTTCTTGCTGCTTCAATTGCAGATCGGCGATTTTGTTAGGATCAAGTGGCACACCTTGCTGGCCGGCACCACCATTGATCTCATGCTGGATCTTCGCGACGTCAGCTTGCGCTTTCATCAATCGTGCATCGCTGTCTTGCTTCTTGACCTGGATCTCTGCCATCTTGGCTTGAACTTCAGGAGGAGGCGCTTGTGGCGAAGGTGGAGCGAGGAACTGCTCAGGATTGCTCCAGCCAATTGCTTTCATCGCGGCAGTATCGATTGCGACAGCATTATACATTGCAGGATTCTGCATCTGCAATTGCTTCAGTGCCATGACCTTCATCAACCGCTGCGTGTGGCTGGCGGTGTTAGGATCAGCTTGTGGCACGAGTTCAAAATCGTCCAGAGCTTGCAGAAAGACTTGCTCGTTCCACTGAACACTTGGGCCTTTCAGCTTTTTGAAGAAGCTGTCGGGATGCTCTTTGAAACAACGCACCATCAATTGGAATTCTTCCGCTTGCGCTGCATGCATGCGCTTGTGAACAGAATTCAGAATCTTTGTTGCTTGATCGATCAGCGCGAGTGTTGTGCCGACAGGCGCATCTTGCCTTCCTTCACCGACGTTCAATTCGCTCGTGCCGCCAACGCGCTGTCCTGTTTCGACAATGTTCTGCGTCAGGTTCATCAACCCTGCGCCAGCCTCTTTATAAGGCAATGGCATTATGGCTTGGTTGATTGGCATGCCTCCAGTCTTAACAAGAGCGCCGCCACCAGGAGGAACACGGAAAATATTTGTGTTCTGCCTTGCCCCAGTGTCTGCCATAAGGAAACCAGGGAAGTTCGCATACATGCCAGCATCGAGCATTTCTCGCCATGCCGCAGTAACCGCGTTTGTGGTATTACCCAGAATATGAAGTAAACCGATATCGTAAAAACCCATACCAGGAACAAAGGTATATTTAACAAAATTGTTTCGCGCTTCTGGGAGCTCATCGCCTTGCTCTCCTGTCGGCTCGTCGTAGTTACGGACGATCGAAAGGATTTCGCGACTCGTAACGTCGATGGTTACTCGGTAAGGTATCTCAAGGCCAGTTTCCCTTCTCTTATGCTTATGCTCGAAACCTTTTAAGTCCAACTCGCAATAGATTTCGTAGATCTCCCGGTCACGATCCTCAGGATTTCGAGAATCAGTCTGGATGCCTTGCTGTGCAGCTTTCTCGCGCTGAACTGCGTCAGGGTTTTCCATGTTTGGCGTTTGAAGATCGATGTCACGGTAAACGCCAAGGATCTGAAGGCGCTTGACGGTGGACGGACGCATATACACGCGATGCGTTACACGTTTGGCGTCGGAGAGAGTCGTCGCCGCATTGTTTACGATAAGGTCGTCAGCGTCTACTGTCTCCGATACAGGTCTGCCACGCAAAGGGCAGAAATAGATTTTCTTGAATGATGTTCCACCGAAACCGAGCATGAACAGCATGCGGTCAGTGTCAGGATAATATTCTTTGGCAACTGCGGTCAAATAATGATTGAGATCTTTCTCAAGTGCATCGGCCAAGAAATCCTGCTCAAGGGGAGATTGCAGCGCGTCGTTGCGAACCTTCACAGGGCCATCAGTTGGCAGCATCTCGCTGCGAGCGTTGGCTTGAAAGCGCAACACTGCTTCTAATAAAAGAGGATGGCGAACCCGACTCATTCCTTCGACAGGCGCGCCATCAGTTGCACCTTGGAGACCGGGAAGTTCAATTTTGAGTCCAAGGAGTTTTATGCCTTGCGCGCGATCTTCAATCCAATCATTGCGCGATTCAAGGTCGTCTCTTACGCCATTCAGCAACTCTTCCGCAATGCGTGTAAGTTCGCCACTGTCAATGTCGTCGACTAAATTAGCAAACCAATCCTGCGCACTTGCTGCTTCATCGTCCTCGCCAATCAAAGGCTTGCCATCCAACGAGATGCTAACAGAACCGTCATCATGCTCAATCGTGATGGCTGGACCCTCCGGAACAATGTCCTGAGGCAATGCAACATCCATGCCCTCTTGTGGCATCAGACCTGCTTGATCCTGACGGACCATTGGGTTCAACCCAGGAGTCATTGGCATGATTAACTCTCGATCAGTTGTTCAGC